GAATAAGTCCCAACCCATAGAAACCAAAACCGGGTAGAAACTTATAGTGCACAAAATACTGTATCTTGCGCTTCATATCATCATCTTCACGATAATTACGGCGTATGGACAATATCTGCCCGTTATCCTGACTAATTGTGACCACATACGGCACTTTTATGCCGGTGGGCTCCCCATCCTCATCTGTTTCTTCATAGCCCTCAATGTCTAAATCGACATGACATTCAAGCAAGGTACAGTCATAATCTATCTGATTTGGCGACATTCCGTCTATTTTATTGATTTCATCGGTTACAGAATCGCCCTCTGCCTGCCCCGGAAGCACCGCAATATCGAGATAAAACCCCGATATTTGCTTCTTTCTGAGCTCATTTAGCGATATTCGCAGCGTCTGCGTAATATTTGGGCACGTTTCAAGGTCCGAAGTCTCATATGGCACTACCAAATGCTCTGCCGGTATAAATTTAGACACCGCTCTGCCCATATTTTCATCATAATACACTTTTTTAAACGTCGAACCGGCCAAAGGCAGGTAAAAAAGCATCTGATCTAGCTCTGGCGTGTACTCTTCCATTACATTTGTGATGTAATAGTTCATAAATTGGCGTACTCGTTGTGATTGCTGCTGTTTATCGCGTGTTTCGGCTCCAACTATAGTAGTTCTGACGGGACCCGAGGACGGAAGTAGCTCATTAAACGCCTGAGCTTGAAATTGTGTCGCCGCTTCGGCCAATAAAGGGTGTGTTACACCAGAAGACCCCCTAAAAGGCTGTGTTCTCTCCTCATAACTAAAGCCTAACAGCTCTAAACCATTAGCATAGGCATCTTCCCACTCCTGCCGACTGGCTTTATTCGCGTCATACTCCCCCAAAAGCTCGCCTGCTATACGTCCAAGCTCTCTATCGGGCATTTCTTCGGCTAAATTAGAATAAAAATCATCACTGGTGCCTCTTTGATCCATGGGCTCAAAATCAATAGTAACTCCACCATCGTCTTCCGTGGTAATTTCTATGTCCATGTTTTGCGCTTCACCCTCAAAACCTATTGAAGACATGGGCTCCATGGAACCAGGAACCTCTAACTCTACCTCGGCAGCTAGGTCCTCTTCATCAAGTTGTGATGGTATTCCTTTTTCAACAGCCATAGTAACTCCTTTTCGTCACCCTACCATAAACGATTCATAAGAGCCAATACCTTTTGGACCCTTAAACATATCACGTGCTTGATCCGATAATCCGGCAATACCGCCCTCGGCTTTGTTTTCAATGTTTTTACGCGCAGCTCTCTTGCCCTCTATGGTTTGCATCATCTGTTCTAAGCCTTTATCTCTAATCTGGCTTCTTAAACCACGCGCCTCTATTGCCTTATCTAAAGCTTTAGAAACTTTCTCCGTGCGTAAGGGATCTCCAGATCGTATAAAATCATCGGATCCTTTACCAGAGCGCATCATGTGTGATATCTCAAGCTTCATCTCACCTAATGCAATAATCTCGTCATCGCTAAATTTACTAAAATCTCCGGCATATTTTAAAACTTTGTCAAGATCCTTATTTAAAGACAAAGTAACCTTATCCATCTTTTCAGAGAGGTCCGCTGATTTTGACAATTGATTCACCGCATCCGTAACATCTTTTGTATCTGAAAAAACTTTTGTCTTACCAAAGTATAAATCACGCAAAGTATTCGCTTTAGCCACGGCCGCTGCAACGGGACCTTTCAACGCGGTCTTGCCAACCTTAGCTGCACCCGGGGTAGAAATAAGCTCTCCAACATCTCTTAAAACAGGGGGCACCATAGCAGATGCGGCAACAGCTACAGGTGCTTTTTTAAGAAAATCTCTACGAGAAACATCTACGGCGTCGTCTACTGTTTTAACACTAGGTGTCATAAAAAAGTCAGTTACACCCTCTATTGCTTTAGGCGTCTCCCTCTGTGCCAACTTTCCAAAAAACGCAAGTGGAATACCAACAGACGCTGTATCAACAAGTGCACCAATACCACTCTTGTAATCTTTACCGCCACTGCGAATAAATTTTTGTGTCTTGCCCCCGGCCTCTCGCAAAAGAGTGCTTGGAAACAAACCCGTTACAAGATCTAAACTTGGTTTTAATTTACGTAACTCCGGCGGAATAAACTTAACAAGTCCCTCTGTAGCGCGTTCATCTAATTCACGCGCTTTACCTTGAAGTTTTTTAAAAGAACTTTCTGCCATCAGTAGTACGCCTTTACCTGCACGTTGTTGTCCTCTTCTTCCCAATCGTCACTGGGTAGCTGCACAAAGTTGCCCTGACGATACCGCATCAAAGCCTGTGTCATACTATCCACAAGGTCATCATACTCCCCATTTGGAAAAGCTGCAACCTCCTCTATCATCTCATCCGCAAACTTTGTGTCTGGTGCGTACACCATGCCTGCTTCAAAAAGAACCGATACAGAGTGCACGCGCGTCACCTTATCATTACCTTTACTCGGTGTAAAGTTAACAACAGGTATACCCATGTTCCGTAGTTCGTGGGTCAAGGGCAGCCCCGTCGCCTTCGCCTCTATTATAATCGTATCCGGCTCCCAGTACTTATACTGTTCTAACGCTACCTGCTTCAACTCCGGAAAGTCCCACCTATCCTTCTGACTATCAAGAAGTATTAACGCCGGGGGACCCCCCGCTTCTTCTGGATAAAACACTCCCCATGTCGTAATAGCGCTATAGTCCGATGTCTCCCTCTTCGTAAATGCCGTATCATAACTCTGAATAACATACTCAAGATTAGGAATATTTTCCTTCTCCCACTTCTGCCACCAGTCCCTTGGTATAATCGCGTTCTCTTCACCCGTCGGATTCTGCTGATACTGTGCGTTCCATTTACTAGGAGGAATAGACGCACGCACCGCCGTTAAATCATCGAGGCTCCAGAACTCCGGCCAACAAGGACTGCCGTCCTCAAAGATCGCCGGTAACTCTACAACTTCCCACTGGTCCGCTAATTCATCTTTAGCCATCGCACGCATCAACTGTCCCGTCATATCCTTCTCGGACCACCTTGTCTGCACCAAAACAATACTGCCGCCTGGCTGTAGTCTCTGTCGGGGGCCCCCAGTATACCAGTCCCACGCATCATCAAAACCCGAATTAGACATAGCCGTCTGCTCCGAGTGTGGATCATCTATAATCACCAAGTCTCCACCACGACCCGCTAAGTTCGAACCAACCCCTACCGCATAATACATACCGCCCGATGTCGTGTCCCAACGACCGGATGCTTTACTGTCCGCCGACAAATTCACGGTCGGAAAGATATCCTTGTACTCATCACTATCAATAAGATTCTTGGTCTTACGACCAAAGTTCACGGCCAACTCCGTCGTATGTGTCGCCTGAATAATCTTCATCTTGGGATTACGGCCCATCATCCACGCCGGAAACAAAAAGCTCGCGAACTCCGACTTCGTATGTCTTGGCGCCATATTAATAATCAAACGCTTCAGCTCGCCGTTGGCCACACGCTCTAACTTTTCCGCAATAATCTTATGATGCCGACCGGCAATAAAATCCGGCCACATATTTTTTACAAAAATTAAAAAATCTTCCTGACACTTTTCGTGTTTTTCTAACTGTGCCAGTCGCAGCGTAAGCTTGGCCTCTTGCTCTGAAACATCCATCAGGGGGCCCCTACAATCTTAAAAAACATATCGTCCCAACGAAACGGCTGCATACAATGAAACTCCGGCTTCTTATCTTTTAACCCATCTAGTTTTAAATCTACCGCATCTTCAGCCTTAAACAAAAACATCTCTGCCCTGTCAGAAGGGGTTGGCTGCTTTTTTATTAATATCCAACAGGAGGCGTGTTTGTGTTTCGTGAGCCACGATACCTGGGACGGGCGCAGATCTACTTTGTTCGTTTTCGTAAACTTGAGCTCAACAAAATGAAAACAACCATGGATATCACAGAGCAAGACATCTGGGATTCCTGCTCCGACCCAGTTTTCAATTCGCGTTAGCGACAGCTTTCGACTTGCTCTTTGCGCCGCTTCCTTTACTTGTTTGTAAAAGCCGCTCTCCTTCTTCACGGCTATCGTTATCTTCTGGGGTGATGTCGATTGTGACTGGGGCATAACTCTCCTTTATCTCTTTCAATGCTTTCATAACTTCTTCCTTAGACATACTGTCTATGCTCCCGTGTCGTATCTCTGATTTACTTACATATATATCACCCTGCGCCATACCACGACGAAACTCCGCCTGAACCGCTGCCGAGTAGGCCCCATTTGCCAGAGCCTCGTCCCGTATCTTTTGTAAATCTCTAACGTGACGATGAAATGTAATACCGTACTTCTCATCCAAAGCACGCCGATACTCCTTAATCGCATGAACAACATGAGGTGATACATTTGGGTTCGTTAACTCATAAGCACGTGTGTGCGCACTCGATACACCATACCCCGCATTCTCCGCCGCCTCTCTCATGGTTATCTGACCATCCTTGCTGACCAACTCACGCACAAACAGCTCCTGCTTTCGTGTCAATGGTGTATGAATAGTCGCGGGTTTTCGACCGCGTGTCTCGTAGCGTATACCCGCTTTTCCTAGTTTTTTCTTCGTCATTCTCGGCCCTCGGATAAGTGAACAATAAACAGGCATAATATGCACGGTTTTTAGGCAGTTAACAAGAATCTTTTTTTTGCACAAATAATAGGCATTGTTTCACGTGAAACATTGGTACGATTTTTTATGTAATTATTCGTGAAAAACATGGCCCATGCAAGCGCAGCACAGCACCACGGCGTCCGCTCCTGGACCGATCAAATTGGCGATTTTTTACCTTTAATTGACCCGATAACCGGGGGACCCTGGGCCTATATACTAGACTCCAGGACCAGGAAACGCGCTTCCCGGTGCATGATCTAAAGCGCTGCGCTTTTCCCTGGACCGGGCGCCCTGGACCTGGGGCAGCTGCTCCGCGTAAATGGGCAGCTGCTGCGCGAAAACTGATCCTAAAACACTGCTCCAGGTTTCATTTCCTGCGCGTAATTAATAAAAGTTTAGCTGCGCTTTTTGCCTGGACCGGGTGAAAGTTTAGCTGCGCTTTTCCCTGGTCCTGGTGCAAAGTTTCGGGGCGTTCTGTCCAGGATCCGCGCGACCTGGTACGTTTGGAGCTGCTCGAGGGCCTCGGTCCTGGGCGTGTTTAACTGTTAAAATATCAAAAAAAAGGCCCGTGAAAACGGGCCTGATTTATTAAAAGTTTAACCTGGTTTATGTGTGCGTATAACCATTGTCTTCAACTACCAGGTATTGATTCCGCGCCTTAACCACTATAGCAGCGTCATCACCCAGGACCACATTACAAGAGTCTATAAACTCTCCGAGCGTACCAGGGAAAGATCCTTTATTAGATTCCTCCTCGTATAACTCTAAAAGTTTTTCTAGTTGTTTTTTACTCGGGTTTTTCATCGTGCAACCGGCCTGCCTAAGTTTAGATTGCACAAAGTATATTCTCCGCTCTTGATCTTAGCCTCGGTTTCTTTCCTGGTTTCATTCAAAAAGAGTGCTCTATATTTAGAAGTAGTTACTGAGAAATTCCAATGTATGCGGTCTAAGTAAGTTTTCCCGTCTGGCGCCTGGTATACTATGCGGTGTTTATAACTTTGAAAAGTTCGGCTGCCGTCTTTGGTCCTAATCTCGTATTGATTAAGACCTGCATTAACCTTAGCCACCCAGGGAAGATTTAAAGCCTCTTCAGGTACTGCAGCAGCTGCAGCAGGTACTTGCACACTCAAAGATATATTACCGGGTTTATTGCTGCTTAAAGTGGCCTCTTCAACCTGGCCTTTTGCAGCTGATTGCGATGAATCCAAAAACTCTTCCAGGTTTTCTTCCAAGTTCTTCTTATACCTGGTCGGCAATCCTACGGCCTTTTTGTTCAGCTCCTGGTCTACCTTCGATTGATCGCCCCGAGGGTTCATAATTAAAGTTGTTTTCCCGTCTACGCCTACAACCTGCACAAAAGGATCTTTAATAAGCTTTAAATAACCCTTGTCTTCGTTGCCTGGTTTATCCCAGTAATGATACAAAGTTTTTTCCCAGGTATAAAGGCCATGCAAGTTTCTGCCGTTGTAAATAACAACTGTCTTTATATGGTCCGCTGTGTATCTCCTGGAAGATTTGCAGCGTGATATAATATGATCGGTAATAGCTGAGATCGAGGGCAGCTGCGGCAGCAAGTGATGCCCGGTTGAGTTGGTTAATTCTAAATGTCCATGATACATTTAATATTCTCCGTTAGTTAGTTTATGCATTATTGCAACTTTGATTATAGGTTTTTACGGGATTTAATCAACTAATAAAAAAAAGGCCCGAATAAACGGGCCTTTTTTTAGTTTATGTTTAGCAGCGTTTAAGCAGCTACTTTGTCTAGCAGCTGCCCCGCCTTCTTTTCAATATCAAAGCGGCTATCCTGGTGCGGAATGTCACGAGCTACGGCGGTGATTGCTTGTGCCGCATCCCAGGCGGATCTTGCAGGGTGCTGCTCTTCCTCTTCATGCCTCTTCAATGCCTCTTGTGCCATTCTTTCTGATAGACCTACTCTTTTTCTAAAGTAGTCAATCATTTCTTCATCAGTACTGGCAAGCGTTGTTTCTTTTGCTTTGGTCACGCCGTCAATTAATGCCTGGCTGTTGCCATTGCTATAATCTTTTAAAGCAGGCGCTGCTTGTTCAACAAATCGAGATAGTGCAAACTTTGTATGATTAATCTTAATCTCTTGAAAATTTTCAACTCCCCATAAGCAGCGGTTCATGCAAATACCGCGTAAATACATAGTGCCAAGTCTAAAAGATTTCGCCCCTACTTCTGAATTAGAAACATAAAAGCCTCTAAACATTAAATCAGGATCGCCGTTTGGCAGCTTGCCTACTTCGATAGGATTTAGATCGTCTACCATAAACAAAAATATATCTCTATCCGATGCGAATAAAGTTGTGCTGCTTTTTTGGTTTACTGCATAAAAAGGATCATAATCCCCATTATTATTTAATGCTCCAGGTACTTTAAACTGCGTATTGTAAATAGCGTCTTTAACGCATTGTGCTACGTCATGGTCATAAATCCGCCCGTAGTCCTGGCCTGTAATAGCAGCTAACGTACCATTAGTTGAAGAGTAAGGTTTAACAAACTGACTCTTTCTATTGTTAGCTATGCCCCAGTAAACACATTCAGCTGCGAGCGATGCAGGTATCTTTCTCATGTAAGAAGCAGGTGCTGATCCTAAAGTTGCAACCTGGTTAAATCCCCAGTTAGTCGGCTCTGTCTGATGCCATTGTCCTGTTGTTTCGTCTTTAAACTCAACAAACATTTTTCCTTGCATCAAATTTGTTTCGCTATCCTGGCCGATAACTTTAAAGTTTTTTGAGTTAACATCAACTATACAATCTGACATAGTCCTGGATTTTTCTCTCTTGCTGCTGATTAAATCATCAAGAGAAATATAGCGCTCGTCCTCGGGTCTATTGGCCCAGTTGTTAGCTACTATAGCGCCTTCTTTAGATATGCCTTTTTGAAAAGCTGCTGTTTTATATGTAAATGTTTCCATTTCTTTCTCCGTTAGTTAGTTAAAAAAAAACGGGCTGAATTTCAACCCGTTTAAAATATCTCATAATATCGCGTATAGTGCAAGCTATTTTTATTTTGGCAGCTCAACAGCAAAATGTCTCTCTGCCAGGCCTATCAAAGTTAAGTCTTCAAAACCTGACTCTTTGTTCCTGGATAGGCCCCATAACCTAAGCTTTAGTTCTAAACTTTTTATCTCATGCTCGTATAAGTCTCTTAATAGCGCGTTCGATTTAAGTTTATATTTGTGGTCGCGATTTAGCACAGTTAATCTTTCCCCACCATTCTCTTTCAAGTCTGCGAAAAATTTACGAAGTTTTGCTAGTCGGGTGATTTGTGTAAATTCTAAAATCCTGGCAGGAATTACGGCCTCCCGGTTGCAGGATCCACAACATTGCCCGTCAGCTAGTGGTTGTGCATTTTCTCCCTGGTCCCAATACATGACGCCTTTTTGATTATACTTTTTTTCAATCTCGCCATTACATAAAATACATTTCATTTTGATTTCCTACCTATTGTTACATCCCAGTAAAACTCTGGTCCATAATAA